CTAACATACTTTATTTAATAAATACACAGTAGGAATATAAAATTATTGGGATAAGTAATGGCCACACCTAAAATATACGACTTTTTCAGAAAAATTACAGCAGTAGACGCAACTGATACTCTGGTAGGTACAGCAGAAGCAGATCATACGAGAGATGAGCTTACTATTAAAGGTGGTGACAATATTGTCTTATCTGTTGACGCTGCGACAGACAAAATTACAATAGAAGCAGATGATACTACATTATTTGTGCCGATTGGAACGACAACATTACGTCATCAGCAAGGACTTGACATCCACGATGTGAATCTTGTAGGCGGATACGGAGTAGACATTGTCAGAAATAGTGCTGGAGAATTAGAACTACAAGCAGGTGAAGGCGACACAAATATTGTTTGGGTTTCAAAGTCACAAGGTAACGATACACATGATGGTATAAATGCACCAGTTGCAACAATTAAAAAAGCATGTCAAATTGCAAGTGAAATAGCCTACCAAAGCACAGTAACACAAACAGCATCTCTTACAGGTGCTAGAGAGTTATTAGATGCAAATATAGAATTTATTAAAGATGAAGTTATACAACATATAACTGATAACTTTCCTAGTCTAACATACAATACAGACAAGTGTAAAAGAGATACTGGATATATTGCCAATGCAGCATTGTATGATGTGCAGTTTGGCGGTAACAGCGCCAGTAGATTATCTGCAGAGCTGTATTTTACACAAGGCAGTGCAGAAGTTATTGCTAACCAATTAGCAGAAACAATAAGTGCAAATACATTCCTTAAACAACTTGTAATGGATGTACTAAATCAAATTACTGTAACACCATTACAGTCTGTAACAACCCAAACCTTAGATGCTGGCATATCAGTTGCTAATAGTGATGTGACATCTATTAGTGCAGGCATACAAATTGTTATTGATGCATTAACTGCGGGTGACACAAACAGTTTACCTGCACTAGTAAAACCTACATTATCTATTACACCAACTACAATTAAAATTGCGTCAGGTGATTATTTAGAAGCAAACCCAATTATTGTTCCAGACGGTGTATCACTTGTAGGCGATAGTTTAAGAACTGTTATTATACGTCCGTTAAATGCAAACAAAAATATGTTTAGCCTACGTAACGGAAGTTACGTTACACAAATTACATTTAGAGATCATTTAGATGCGAATGGTGCACCTGATTGGACTTGGAACTTTACGTTTGGATTCGACGATATACTAGACTCTGATTATGATAGAGGTTCATACAGAAATCTAAGTTCATTCAAACCTGTTGTTACAACATCACCGTATATATTTAATAGTTCACTTATATCATTCTTAGGCGGTAGTGGTGTTGATGTTAATGGTGACCTAGTTGAAGAACCAAATCAACCTGCGCAACCATTAGAGCTTGAACTTGCTAATGATACAACACCAGGATTACCTAAACAAGGTAAGTCAATGATTGGTGCTGCTTATACAATGCTTACATTTGGTGGTACAGGTTGGCTGATACGTAACCAAGCGTATTCACAGTTAGTTAGTTGTTTCCAAATCTTTGCCAAGAACGGCATTTATACACAAAACGGTGGTTATTGTAGTGTAACAAACTCTGCTACAAATTTTGGACTTTATGCTTTACGCTCAATTGGACAGATGCCTGTATCATTTGAATTTGATAGACCTATTATCCATGGTAATGGTATATTCGAAGGTAAACAAAGTTTCAAAGTTGTCGGAAGTAAAAGGGCTGCAACAGAACACTTTATTATAAGAATTATAAACGGCATCGGTGCTGACATTACTAATAACCACAGACAAAACGGAGCATCACTGGACTTTGATAGTAGTACAGATATAAACGGTAATCTTATTACAATTGCAAGCCACGGGTTTATTGGCGGTGAGAAGGTAGTTTACAGAAACGGTGGCAACAAAGATATTGTTGGATTACTAGATAGAAACGAATACTATGTGTTTGTTGCAAATGCAAATGAAATAGGGTTGTTTGAAGATGTTAATAGTGTTTACAGAGCTGTGCCAATACAAACAAGTACAAGTCAAACACATAACATTGTTACACCAGACGAAGAATGGTTTGTTGACGAAATTATTGATGAGCATTCAGTGTACCAAGAACTTACACTTGCAGCAGGCACTTATAACTTTAACAAAGGTCAGTCTATTACAGGCGACGAAGGTGGTATTCCATTAGCTGCTATCGTTACGGATTGGGACTCAACTACAAGAAAACTTACTATCAGTAACGAAAAAGTACAAATTGGTGATACTGCGGTAAGAAACTTGTTTAGTTTGACTGCTACTATTACACAGGACCATACTAGTGGTACGCCTGTTACAAATATTAATATTTCTTCGTTTGAAGACCTAACAAATCTCTACACATCAGAATTTACTATTAGTAGTACATATGGTACTAGCACATTTCAAAATATAGCAAATACTACTACATTAGATATGCACTTGCATAGACCTAGTATTGTAAACTCATCTGCACATACATGGGAATATGCAGGATCTGGTATTGACTATAACGCACTACCAGAAAACGGCGGACAAACAGTTGGCGCTTACCAACAATATAGAAACCAAGAGGGTAGAGTTTATACATCAGGAACAAACGAGCTAGGTGATTTCCTAGTAGGCGACTTTATTACTGCTGAAAATAAAACTGGTAATATTATATTTAAAAATAAAGTTACAATTACAGAATTAGACAGTCTAAGTTTAACACTGTCGGATGTTACTATTAACGAAATATCAGATGATATTGGACTAGGTGACAATGACCTAAACGGACCATTGCATAGCAGACTTGTTACACAGTTAGCAGTACGCTCGTTCTTAGATAACAGACTTGGAGACTTCATTGATAAGAGTGTAAGCACAAATGCTGTACCTAGTGCTATTGCACAATTAAATAGTGCAGGACAGTTGAACCCAGAGCTTATCCCAGCAACACGTAGTTTTGCAAGTTATGTTGTAGACAGCTACGAAGGACGACTAATTATCAGTGAAGATATTCCTGCAGGTGATTCACAAAGTGGCGATATTGCAATTGAAAACTACCTTGAAGATGTTCTTACTCTTAGTAGTGCAGTTACAGTTGTCAAAGGTGAAACAATAACACAGGCAAACAGTGGTGCTACTGGTGTAGTTAAACAAAATCTTACAAGTTCAACTAGTTTAAAACTTGTTTCTGTTAACGGAACATTTACTACTAACAGTGCAGACACACTGTCTGGAAGTACTAGCGGAGCATTAAGTGCATATCCTACAGTTGTTGATGCTGATACAGAACAGCAAGATAGTTATTTCCTTAACAGGGACACAAGTAGTCAGTTTTTGATCTTAGAAGCAGGCAGTTATTCCTTTACAAATAGTAATACAGTAGTTGGCGCAGTTAGCGGCGGTGATGGCACAATAACAGATTATGTAACTGGTGTGATTACAGTAGTAAACAACGTTGGTCTATCTGGTGGTACTGGATACAATACAGATGGTACATATACAAATGTTGCATTGTCTACAAACGGTTCAGGAACAAATGCAACAGCTGATATAGTAGTAAGTTCAGGTGCAGTTTCTAGTGTTGATATTATACGTGGCGGATCTGGATATGCAGCAGGTGATACATTAAGTGCAGCGGATTCAGATATTGGCGGTAGAACAGCAGGCGCTGCATTTAGTATATCTATTACAGATGTAGAACAACGACTGTTTATTGACTTAGGTGCAGGCGGTATTAAGTTCAGCGCAAGCGGAGCAAACCCAGACTTTATTAGAGACAATAATAGTACAGCAGTTACATTAGTCCAAAGCTATACTGCAACACAAAGTTTTGATGCAGCAGCAGATGTTGACATGACGCCAAACAGAATTACTATTACAGGACATGGTTATACAAATGGTGATCCAGTAAAATACTCAAGTGGAGTAAACTTACCAATTGGTAATCTAGCAAATAATGCAGTCTACAGAGTAAAAGTAATTGACGCTAATATAATTGAATTATACGACGATTATGATATTACTACACAAAGACTATTTTCAAGTTCGTCTAGTGGAACACATACCCTTACAATCAACGGTGTAGAAACATTTGGCAGCACATTCTATAAAGCAGCTCATGGGCTAACGACTGGAGATGCATTAGAATATACTGCTTCAGTTACTCCTACAGGAATTAGCAGCGGAGAATATTTCTTTGTTGGTAGTGTTACAACAAATTCATTTACCTTACACCCTAGCAGAGCAAATGCTCTAACAAGTGTAAACGGTATTACATTTGCTAAACAAGCTGTAACTAGCCAAGGTACTGGTAATGCAACTCTTAATATTCATAATGTTCAAGTTACAACACAAATTAATACTAGTAGTACTGAAGTAGATAATTGGAGTATACTAAGTTCAGGTAATATTGATGCAAGTAATATTATATCAGGTGTAATTGATAGTACAAGATTAGGTACAGGAACAGCAAATAGCGACACAGCATTATTTGGTGATAGCGAATATAAATTAGTAATGAAAGATATTACTAACAATACTGCCGACGACCCTATAACCCTTGCTGGTACGTTCTTTACAGACGGCAGCGGCAACGAACATTATTATGGTAGTGTTGACATTAGAGTAGAAGCAGCAGGTGCAGACACAGCAATTACAGCAGATGCTAACCAAGCGTATTATTCTAAGGGTGTTGCTAAGTTCCTAAAAGAACACTTTACAAACAGCACAACTGGTGAAATAGGTGTAAAGCCAAGTACACAAGGTGGTACAGTTGATGCTGCTACACTAGGTGGTGTAGCAAGAGCACATTATGAAAATCCTGAAAACCTAAGTCGTGCTGTACCTATATCATTAGGTGGTACAAATCAAACTGCATACACAAAAGGCGATATCCTTTATGCTGCTACTGATATAGATGACGATTTAGATGTTTTAACAAAACTAGGAATAGGTACAAACGGACAAATACTATATGTCAATACAGATGTACCAGAATGGACGAGTAATCCTGTTTTAGATGGCGCTACATTTGGCAATATACAAATTGCAATCACAGATGATAACACAATTGATACAACAACAGGTAATTTAACATTAAGTTCATCCGGTGGCGATATTACTATAGCCGGCAATCTTACAGTGACAGGAACCACTACTACAGTTAACACTGAAACAATTAATCTTGCTGATAACATTATTGTGTTAAACAGTAATTTAGGAGCAGGTGTTGCTCCTACACAAAATGGCGGTATTAGTATTGAAAGAGGCAGTGCAGCAGACAAAACATTTATATGGAACGAAAGCGATGATAAATGGACTGTTGGTAGCGAAACATTTGTTGCAGGCACACTTGAAGGAAATTTGGCATGGAGTTATATTACAGACAAGCCAGATCCGCAAATAACTGTAACACTTACAGGTGATGTAACTGGTACTGCAAACACTACCCTTACTGATCTTGCTAACGGTACTATTTCAGTTGCTACTACAGTTGCAGCAAATAGCGTTGCATTAGGTACAGATACTACAGGTAACTATATGGTGGATGTAAGTGCTGGCAATGCAATAACTGTAAGTCATACACCAGGCGAAGGTTCTACGGCAACAATTAATCATGCCGATACTAGCACACAAGCTAGTGTTAACAATAGTGCTAACGACTTTATACAAGATATTACACTAGATACATACGGGCATGTAACAGGGCTTACAACAGCTACAGTGGACATGGGTGTTGAAAGTGTAGCATCTGATACTGGTGTAACAGTAAGTGCTGCTACTGGTGCAGTTACAGTTGGTCATGCTGATACTAGCACACAATCAAGTGTAAACAATTCAAATGGTACAGTTATCCAAGATGTAACTCTTGATACATTTGGACACATTACTGCGTTAGGAAGTGTTAACTTAGATAGTCGTTATTATACTGAAACAGAATCAGACGGAAGATTTGTTTTAGAAACTGGCGATACAATGACCGGTGATCTTACTATGAGTGACGGTACAGGTAACGCAAGAATAATAATTAAAAAAGCAGACAACAACGTATCGGATCATATACAGTTCTTTAATGGAACAACTCGAATGGGTGAGATTGGTACACAAGATACAACGTGGCTGCGTATTAACCAAGTAACTAACAAAAACATCTATACACCGCGTTATATACGTGCAGACAACGGGTTTTATGTAGATGGTACTACATACGGTATCACAGGTGCAGGCGCCTTTAAAACAGCAGATATAACGCCTAATGCTACTAACACACGCAACGTAGGCACTAGTTCATTACGCTATAATACAATGTACGCAACAACATTTGATGGTACAGCAACAGCAGCACAATACGCTGACTTGGCTGAAAAATATCTAGCAGATGCAGAATATGAAATTGGCACAGTAATTGCAGTAGGCGGTGAAGCAGAAGTTACAGCAGCTAATCTAAATAATGCTCACAGCGTATTAGGAGTTGTATCTGAAGCGCCAGCATTTTTAATGAATAAAGATTTAGAGAATGGTACAGCTATTGCACTTAAAGGTCGTGTTCCGGTGTGTGTTACAGGAGAAGTTAAAAAAGGTGATAGACTTGCTCCTAGCACTATTCCAGGCAAGGCGCATACAAATAATAAAAAAGATGCATGGAGTTTTGCTATTGCATTACATGATGCAAAAGACGGAATAGTAGAAGCAGTTATACTTTAGATATATGTCCAAAAGGTCTCCACTCACCTGGAGTACCTTCAACTATGCAAATCCAACCTACCCATCCATTAGGATTAGGCTCGTCATTCCAAACAATGTCGCCTCTATTGTATGTACCAGTAGTAGGATAGTTGTGAGCAACTTCGAATTTTTTATTTGCAAATTTAATTGACCCTTGAGCATGTATAGATACATCATTGTCGACATTATTAACACCAACACCTAGTTTGCCATGTACGCTTACTTTAGTTGTGTTATTACCTTTTGTGCCAATACGAACATCACCGTTTGGTGCTACTGTAATTCTTGCTGTATCATCAGTTACAATACGTAATTCGTTTGAAGTAAATGTACCAAATTTAAATGCATCATTTTCAGGATCAATAATAAATGTACTGTCATTGCCTGCAAGAGTAAGCATACCATTTGGTTGATCAGTGCGTATTCCTAAACGCTCTTGATCGCTGTTCCAAAATATCATATTATCGATATTTAGATCACCGGCAGTTTGTAAGTTTTTAAGTCTGCCAACAGCAGTCAGCGAACTATGCCTAACACTTGGTCCTAGACTATCTTTGCCTAGTAGCATAGCACCTTCACTCATAATAGTTTTACCACTATGTAGTTCTATGCTTTCGGTGCTAAAAAATCTTCCTGGATTAATTTGATATGTTAACTGTTTAGTATAACCGTCACCTACAAACCAAAGTCCTTTACCAGCAAGTGTAGCATCTGGTGGAACATCATCACCTGCAGGTTGTCCATGAAATTCCAATGGTCTTGTACGCTCTAACCTTATATCAGAAGTTATTTCATTAACATGTAAACTTTTTGCATTAACTTTGCCATCAACTGTTAAATTGCCTTTTACATTAGTGTCACCTAATAATGTATCTACGTCAATTTTATCAGTAAGTATACCGTCGTTATTAATTAAAACTGTAAGCTGAGTTGCATCATCACGTAGTCCTGTGCTATGAAACTGTTGTATCATGCCACCTTTAATTGCGTTTCCTGTAATGCTTCTATCAGCAATAGGTTTTACAATAGCCTCTGGCGCAGGCCTTGTTGCTAGTGTATCGATTGCACTTCCAAGAACTGCTAGTCCGTGGCGAATGTTTTTAATGTTATCGTCTGAAATATCTCTTGCCATACTGTATTTATCAACCTATCTTTAGAAGTATGGTATCAGGATTGCATCTACCATTCAACTTCGTGTCAGTAGTATTTATTTCATCCAAGAACTTACGGAGTTTTACTTTACCTGCTCCTTTAAAATCTTTAAGTTGATCTTGTGGCTTACGCAATGTTTTTTGTATGCTAAGTGCTTCGTCAAATTGTGTAATAGTTGTGCCTTTAACACTTAATCCGCTGCCCTCACGACCCATGCCTTTAGGATCAATATTTTTAGCAACATATTTTCCTAGTTTACGTGTCTTAATATTAAACACCCAAAGCTCGTTAGCACCAACAATTTGTTCTGCTGGCACACTTGCAAGTTTAAACTTGTCATCTGTTTTGCAAAACTTTAGCTTTTCAACAAGTTTAGCAGTGCTTTTTACTTTAGGCTTACGAGGTTTACGTGTTGCTTTCGCACTGTCAATAACAAAGTCTAATGCTGTCATTAGCTCTTCAATTGCTGTAGTAAACGCTTTGATATCTGCTTTCTTAAGATGTGCATAGCCTTCTTTAAGCTGTAACCAGTGATCTGCTTGAACCTCGTCCATCTTTTTAAGTTGCCCTGCTGTAGGATAACGTTCTAGTTCTTTAAAATCATTCAGTTCATTTTCATAAAAGCCTTTAAGTTTACGTGCATGTGCTTGTGTAACACCAGTCTTTTGGAAATGCTTTTTAAAGTCGAAGCCTTTAGGGTCGAAGTTTTTCTTATCTGTTATAAATCCGTCTAGCCATTCTTCTAATGCTTCTGCTTGCAAGTATGCTTGATCACGGATACGTTCTTGAATAGTAGGAACATACACGTTTTTCTTTTCTTTTGCTTCTTCTTTCTTTTGCTCAGCTATTACAGCACCTTCTTCATTAAGCTCTGCAATCCACTTGTTAAAACTTTCTTTATAATGTGGAGGAACAATTTGTGGCAATGCTTCTAAACAATATGCAGTACACGCCCAATGACTTTTCCCACCAATCTTCCAATCTGGTAACTTATTAATATTAGACACAATTGTCTTATCAAAGTTTTTCTTAATATATATTTTGACACGTTCTAGCCACTCCTTTGATTCAACTTCGTAGTGAGTGTAATACTTAGCACCTTCCCATTTAATATTATCAGGCATTAATGGCAACCTGTTTGCGCCACGACGTACTGCTCGTACTGTTTTCTTCTTAGGTTTCGCCGCTGCTTTATTTGCTCTGGCCATATTAATTCTCCTAATGGTTTATTACACTATATAGTCATTCGCCGTAATAGTCAAGAACTATTTGAAAAGCATCTCGCAGTTTGGTATGATACTCGTAGTCATCCGGGTGCCCCTTTTGATGTAGCACAAAATTGTCCATAGTTTCCACAGACATATTATAATGATCTTTGAGACTTTGTGCTGCTATGAGATCTACTATCTCTGCGTCTAGTTCAAAGGTTTTAGGTATGTCATACTTGCGAGCCATATTTAATCCTATAAAATGTTTCTTTTTTCGGGTCCATAGAAATCATCTTACCATACTCCGAACATTGCAGTAGGGTGCAGGAATGCTGCTACCCAAATAAGTACCATACCAAACCATACAAACAGATCACTCAATATTCCTGTTTGCCACAGCACCAAAAGAATTACCAGCTTGAGCAGCGTTCCCATCTTACTTCTTGTCCTTTCTTGATTCCAGTATCATCTTAACTCCATTTAGCTATCACCAAAGTCGAACAAATCCATGCCAAAGTTGCCCATAGTATTAGCT